ACCCGTGGTCTTGCCCAGCGTTCAAGAATAGACCGGCGGCGCTCGATGAGGGCGCTTTGGCGGTCAGCCTCTTTTAATGTTTTCGCTATCATAAAGCCAGTCTAGGGCTTTTTGCTCGGCCTGTGCTTTCGGCATCCCAGACCGCATCAGCGCCTTGGCTACATCAGATGCAGGCGCTTCCGCTTCCGTGAAGATGTCCATGCCCAATGGGATTTGTTGCGGGTTCGTCATGACGTAGTCTGCCTCCATTTCTTCCCTTGGAGCGTCCCCAAACTCGGCGCGGATTTCGTTAATGGAATAAGCACCAGATGCAATCTTCTGATCTCGCCTTTCTTTTCGGTCTTGCTCCAATGCGTCAATGTCGCTTTTGCTGTATCCTATTGTTAGATTAGGAAAGAACTCGCCCAGCCATCTATTCATCTCTGAACAATAGAGATCTAGTAGCGGGATAACCGCTTGTTTAAAGAATGCTAGATTCGCCTCGCTGAAATTAGCGTAGGTCTGTGATCCTTCAATTCCCAAGAGTTGAGTCGGAACCTTGAAGACCTCGGCGATTTCTTGTTTGCTTAACTTAGTACCATTCAACCATTCAGCATCCCTCATGCTAGAGGTCATAGAGGTATAGGCCATCTCAACGGATGATACACCGATCTTTTGCCCTGCCCTTGAGGTGCCTTTGAAGCGTTCGTTTAATGTCCGTTCTAGGCTTTGCTTTTGCTTCTGATCCATGGCCGCCGCGCCTTTGGGTGATAGCAGGCCATCCATTGTACCGCCGTTCTTCACTGAATTAAAGCGCCATTTCATAGCGGCGTTGTACGTGTCAGCCGCAATAGCCGCCGCACTCATTGGGGCTAGTCCAAAAGTTGAGTCGCTTGGATTGGGGTTGAATGTTCTCCAGTGCATCATATCGCTTTTGCCGGAAACGAGATCCACATCCCATTGCTTTTCTCCGGTCATGCCCTTGCGCCATACATAGCGCGATGGTATCCTTGAGCCTTGGGCGCGTCCTACACTCATATCATATGGTTGCCATAGCCAAAGCTCAGAAGGAACGCCACGGGATAGCAATCGCTCAGTGTAGCAGTTGCCAGTCAACAGCATCCAAGATGCCGCGCTTTGTCTGAACTCCACGCCGCCCTCATCAACATTGGGATAATCCAAAAGCCTTTGAAGATCCGAGTCTTCAACCGCTTCCCCATCGGCATCATATGCCTTTAGCGGCACCCTAGAAAAAGCGGTAGCGATGAGATTAACGCAAGCGAAGACCGTAGGATTCGCCTCGTATCCTTCTTTTGCGTAGTCTTCACTCTTCGTCGAAGGGTAGCTATGATCCTTGCTTATGAGCATTTGAGCGGGGCCAATACTCGCCTTTTCTTCCACTGGAGGAAGTTCCTGTTTTTTGAATAGATCGAATAAGCCCATACGATTATTTTACTCCGCCTCTGCCCATCGTCTACACAAAGGAAATGTTAATGTCCGGCGCTTGCTCAAAAGCCAATGCAGCAACGGCATAGACCGCCGCGTCTAGTCTATTGGGCGAAGCCTGCCCATCGTCCCCCGTGTAGGTCGTCATCTCTGCCTCTAGTTCTGGATATTGCCCAACATGATGAACGCGTCCCATCTCATAAAGTGATGCGACCGGCTGCGCCCTCAGCATTTTTCCACGCTTGGCTATCACCCCAGTCACGGGAATATTAGGATCAACGCTAGCCAAAGTCTGATCCACAAGCGCCGCGCCAAAGTTTTTCTCCGCAATCAGCTGATCGGCCTCGTATTCTTTAAATGCTCCTATCGCAGTCTTAGCCCAGTCCGAAGGGCTTAACTGGGCGCTTAGGTCTTTCAAGATGTAATAATGCCCGTTAAAATCCTCCCCTGCAACGATGATCCCACACTCATCCCCCGAACCCGCTTGACTCCCAGAGGGGTCAACGGCGACCACTATCCTCTTCATTTCTAGTGGGTACTCGCTCACCCTGTAGGGAGAAAGCATAGTTGTTTTCTTCCATAAGGCCGCCTCATTTTCTTTGATGGGGATGCCCAGATAAATATGATCGTATCGGGCAGGGTTCGCCTCTTTAGTCCTTGCGGCCTTCTCGGCAAAAGACGGGTGTAAGTTTTTGAGATTATCAAGGTAGCTCGTATAAATGTATAAAACACCGTCTTTCACCCCATTGAAATCTATAGGAACATTAGGCTCTTTAAAGAACCTCTGATAAACAAAACTATCCTCATTGCTCGGATTCCATACAAGTATTGTTCTCAAATTAGCGCCGACCTTTCTGATTGAGTCATCCACTTTATCAAAAGTGCAAGCCTCTGTCTCTGTGCCATCGTTGGGAAGTTCTTCCGCTTCGTCCAGATGCCAAGTGGTTAATCCTTCAATCGACTTTAGGGATGCGGTTTGAATGCCGCTTGAAGTCTTGAGGCCCATGAAAGCCACCTCAGATTGAGATTGAAGATTGCTGAACGTCCGGCCCACCAATTCAAAATCCTTCTCCATGGTCCCCCCGCCATACGGGGAGTTATCCCACGCTAGCTTCCCCGCGAACTCTGGAACAACGGACTTTTCGGCACTGGTCATAGTGTAGCGAGTAGAAATTATCTTATGCCCCGCCTCATAACTCAAGTCGCGCAGGAATGCCTGCGTTGCCACGGATTTACCAGACCCGCGTCCACCAGAAATGACCGCGTATCTATATTTTGCTGCCCATAATGGGCGGTATTGGCTACTGATCTCCACCTACGAATTGATGCGGCGCGATGCTTTTAATCTGTTCGCCTTTGCTTGTGATATCTTGCTGCACCTCTTGTTTATCCGAGTAGTTATGTTTGGATAATACGAGCTTTGTTATGCTAGCATTCATAGCGCCAGACAATCCACCATTCAGAAGGACACGCTCCTGCTTTGCCAGTAAGTCCTTAACTATGTCAGAAAACTCTGGTTTTTCATTGCTCCAGACGTTGATTGTTTCTCTTGATAGGCCTACCACGCAAGCAAGGCCCGCTAGTGATGGGATAAGGTCGCCATGCTCTTGAAAATCACTGATATACGCCCTAGCCTCGGCTAGTAGTTCATCGGTGTATTTTGTGGGTCGTCCACCCGCCATCACAGTCTCCTTTTTCCCCTCATTTTACCACATAAAACAAAAAGACCACCCCGATCAAGTTTTAGGAGACGAGACGGGCGGCCTTTTCAAGCAGTATCACCTAAAGGATGAGATTGCAAGTCAGTTGCCACAATCGAAATGAACGACTCCGCCATGCCTCATGCTTATGAGCTGCCCAAAAGGCCAACCGCACAGGTGGCAAGTGGTCATCCAAAGCACCAAAGCGAGCAGAGGCACTATCAAAAATAGAGCCTTCATAATTTACTATCCTTGTAGTCGTTCCAAGAATCCTCTATGTTGCCTCTTGTTCCGTAACAGTGCAGCCATTCAATAAACTTTTTTAGATCGTATATTCTACGGTCCCTAGGATCTTCTGAGCCATGCCCTAAGCCCCCCCAAGATCCGTATTTTTTTAGCTCTCTTACTATGTTGCCATCCGTGCAAAGCTCTCCTCTGCTCTCAAGCGTGTTGCATATCTCCTCAATAAGCTGCTCACCTGTATATTCTTTATTCATATTAACTCCAAATGTTAAAAAAAGCCCCCATCTCTGGGGGCCTCTTGATTATTTGCCAAAAAGTTGCTGCTCACGTTTGAATCTTTTGTCGTGGTGCTCAGTGTAAGCCTCTTCCATACCGCGGGCATGATAAAAGGCCATCATGCTTTCATGGTACTTGATCAAATCTTTGATTTCTGTTTTACTCATTTTGTCTCGTCTCCTATAACTGACACCACCAGTATACCACGGGTCCCGAAAGTGTCAAGCCCATGGCATAAAAGAACTTTCAAAGTGAGGATGCTCCACCTCCCACGCCTTAACATCCTCGCCTTCAATCTCGGCACAGCATTCAAGCATGTGTCTAAAGTGCCCCACCACGGCAGGCTAAAAAACACCTTTTCGCATTCACAGCATTTAAAAGGTTCCATCTAGCACCCTCTCTACGTCTTCCCAACTCCTCGCCACTAGTCCAACACCACCCGCTTGCCTTACTTTCTCAAGATGATACTTTTGCAGTTTAGACACGGGGCTAGGCTTTATCGGGCGCTTGACCTCGATGGCGTAGAATTTGCCCTCATAGCAAGCAAGGATATCAGAAACACCCGCTTTATTAGCTTGAATGATCTTAACGACATAAGCGCCCCGCGCCTCTAGCTTTTTAATAATCTTCGACTGGACCCCTTGTTCATTCATCGTTTCGCCTTTTTATAAAATGACTCATTGAAAGACTGTTTACTTGAAACCGCATCAAAAATACGCTCCTCAACCGAACCGCGAACCATGAGAACGTGGACCTTAATCGGTTCCCTGCGCTCCCAGTTGCACATCCTGTCTAAAATCTGTGAATAAGTTGACCCGCTAAAAGTGAGCGAATAAATCACCATCGCACCATCTAGCCAAGACAAATCAACGCCTTCACAGTATCGCTTTATCGAACCAACAAAGATATCGAAATCCCCCGCCTTAAACGCCTCCATATCGTCACCGGCAGAACGTCCAATCTTGTGCATCTCATCAAGTATCAAATCCCTCTCGGCTATGTATTGGGTAAAAATAGCATATTGCCGATCTTCTGAAAGTCTCTCCACCATGTAATCAAGTTTAGCCCTGTTCCCAATTCTCAAAACCTCCCCATCGTCATCAAGAACAGTCCCCCCGCAAATCATCGCCTTTTTCTGCAAGATGGCCGCCGGATTCTCCGCAACAATAGCCCGATCTTCAATCTCCAAAATGCCCTCACGTTCAATCTCATCCCCAAGCGATAAAGCCCGCGAATCATCAATCAAATGCGGGACCACTTGCGCCCTTTGCTTAAATCCAACTTCCTGCTGAGTCATGCAAACCGCATAAGGCGCAACTTCACTAGCCACCACTTCACTAACTCGCTTGTAGCTCTCCACCTCTTGCCCCCCCGATATCCTTATCGGCGTAGGGATGCCATAGCCGCCACCCTTAAACCACTTGTAAAACGCCATTGGACCAGACCCAAACGCCACCCATGGTCCCCTTGCCGTTGCCCAGAAGATATTGAACCACTGAGAACTGCTTTCAATGGCAGGTGTTCCCGAAAGCATAACCACCTTTGCCGCCCCCGCACAAATGCCCCGAACCAACCGCGCCGCCTTACATGGCTTTGGGAAAGCACTCAATCGGTGGACCTCATCAAGAACCACCACGCTAAAACCGCCAAATTTCAGCTTATGAAGCCCTTCATAGTTGCAGACGGTTAATCTGTCGCCAAAGCCGCCCATTAGCTCAGAATCGGCCAAAATGGACGGAATAGCGGCCTTTTTAGTCACAAACAAGATATTGCCCTCAATCTCACTAGCAAGTTGCAGCGCGCAAAGCGTTTTCCCTAGTCGCATTTCAAGCGCCAAGAGCACAACGCCCCGATCAGTCAAAATTGGTCTAGCCGCATCAACTGCGTTTTGTTGGTGTTGCCTTAATTTAAATTCCATATCGTCTCCTAAACTAAATAACTAAAAAAACAAAAGTGACGCCCTAAGAGGTAAAAATGTGTCCATATGGCCCTAAGTATATATATTATAATATAATATATTCCTTTTCTGGGTTTAAAACACTTTTACCCTTTTGTTACTTAGGTTGACCCTTTTGTTTTTTAAGTTTTTTTTATTTCGCCAAAGTGTAAAAATGTGGGTGTAATTGCATCAATTTCGGTACAGGACCGCGCTTAGGTTTTTCACCATTAACGACCCTAATAAATCCAAGCTCAGTCATTCGATTCCAGACCGGCTCCCAGTCCTTGGCTTTGCTGTGTCGTCGAGTCTTGATGTGTTGCACGACCGCATTCACCGTTTCGCCGCTTTCGATCCCGCACCGCTCCATTTTCTTGATGGCAGAATGAACGCGCTTATCCATTGAAATTTCGCCCACCTCACCACAAGCGCAATAAAAATGCTCTGTAAGAGGCTCAACCCAAGCGCAGGCCGCTGTCATCGTTTCGGCGCTAATTTCTTCCGCCATGCCATGACCACTTAAAAAGTGAAGTGTCAGCGCCAAACGGGTCACATTTCCCATGAGCTTGCCGCCCCATCCGCTATCGTCGTCAAAGTCGCCCCCTGTCTTTAGCCCCAACTCGTTGACTACTCTAGCCTCTTGGAAGACCCGCCGCGCCTCAGAACTAACCTTGACGCTTACAGGGTCATCTTCGTGAAACACAATATCGTCATCTTGCTCCATGAACCGCAAGCGATGCGGCATTGCTAGCAGGCTGCGAACCTTGCCGCTCCACCACTCCCGCATTTCTCCCGTGATCGGTGTAGGCGATAAATCCCTACTCCCAACTTTTGAAGTCGGAACGGCAAAGAAGCACCGCGCCAAAAAACCGCGCTTCCTAGCTACCCTAGACTCTGAAAGCTTCTCCATGGGCTCTCGTTGCATCATAACAGACAAGACAATCCTAGGTTGCTCAATAACAGTCTCGCCACCTCCTACACGGTTTGACGTGTAGCGCTCAACTGAGAATCCTTTTAGGTAAGCGCTGAAGTTTGGTTTGTCAGAATACAGGCCAAGAGCGACCTCTATAGGGTCGGCTTCCGCGCTTATCACGCCGCAAACCTCGCCATTATCGCGTAACTGCTTTACTAGCGCCTCCGCTGTGATATCTGATTGCAGAAGGTTAGGCATATCTACCACTTCCGGCAGGTCGTCCATATCCGCCTCGCAAAACATAATATCAGCATCTATCGTTGATACGTCCCCGCCCTTGGCAATTGCCTTGTCATAAGAGCCCTCTAGCTTCTCAAGTCTAGCTCCAAGCGCTCTCTTCTTTCTGGCGATCCCTCGAAGGTCTGATTTGTGCCGCTGGGCAAAGTCTTTGAAATATCACTCAATAGG